TAAACATATTAAACAGTTTATTAAAGAGTGTCCTAAATGGGTAGCAGAGATGAGTAAAGATTATGAGTACGTCTACAATTTTGTAGATGAAAGAAATTGGAAAAGTTTAAAGTGGTTACAATTCTTAGGATTTGAACCCAAAACAAAAATAGGAGATTTTGGTATCGGCAAGATGCCATTTTTATTAATGATGAAAGAGGTAAATAATTAATGTGTGACATTCAAGCGGCACTTCAGGTAGCAGGAGCAGTTCAAGGATTTAGACAAAAGAAAGCTGACAATAAAGCTATTAGAAGAGACCAAGATACAACTAGAAGGAACGCAGATAAAGCATATTTACACGACATGGTTAAAATTGACCAAGAAAAAATAAAAGCTGACATGGAAAAAAGAATAGCAGAAATTAGAACTAAAGCTAAAAGAGAGGGTGAGATTGCACAAAAAATAAATCTCGGTAATGCTAACAATACAAAAATTGTACAATCACTTGGTGCTTTATATGATGAAGACTGGGTTGATATAACTAGAGGTTATGACAAAGATGTTACATTATTTAGAAACCAACAAACTGAAGCATACGCTAATCAAGCAAAAACTTATAACAGTTTGAAACCACCTACAGACCCATCAAGAACTGGATTAATGCTAGAAGTAGCTACTGCGGCTAATGGGGGTTATCAACGAAGTCAAACTAATAAAGAGGCAAAAGAATAATGGCTAAATATCAAAGACAAGGAACAAATAAATATTATGGTGCAGGTAATGCAGGGTATGTATCTAGTGGTAGCAGTGTTGATGGTTTAGCTAAATCACTTACAAACGCAGGTTATCAAATTGGTAAAGCAGAGACGTTAAGAATTGATAGAAAAAAAGATAAAGCTATTGCAAAGATAGATGAACTATATGCCAATGGTAAATCATTTGAAACTATACAAGCAGAGATTATTGCTAACAAACACCCAGAGTTATCTGGTAAATACATAGAAGCCACTACAAATTATCATGCAGGTAAAGTAAAAGCACATGAAACTATTAATGCTATTACAGAAGGTAAATTAAAAGATGGTTATGATATTACAGATAAAAGTATGAGCCTTGAATTATTTTATAAAAAATATATGCCTGATACAAAGGCAATGGATAGCTCTACATTATTAGGATTTACAAAACATTTTAATAATTTTAGACACAAAGATGCAATAGCAGATGCCGAATTAAGAGGGCAGTTAGCTTCTGATACTAAAATTAGAGAAGGTACAGGATTATTAGATGATATACCTACAGAAGATTTAAAAAAACAATTACCAGATTTCATTAAAGATTTACAAATACAAGTACCTAATGGTGATGGGTCAGGAAAACCAAATTTATTACACACAAATGCTGAAACACTAGCTATCGTTAGAAGAAGTATTGTCAATATTATTGCTAATGCTAAAACAGAAGAGGATTTAGATAGAGCTGATATATTATTAAATACAAATTTAGGATATTCAAAAAGTGGTTCTGCTATCGGAACTTTAGCATCAAGAAAATCTAAAGAAGTAATTGCAATACAAGATGAGCTTAATAAAAAACGAAGAAATTTAATTGTTCAAGGTAGAGTAGATAAAGAGTATGAAAGAAAAGAAGAAGTAAAATCTATTTATGCAGAACTATTTTCCAAAAAACAAGAAACAGATGCACAAGGAAATGTTACAGAAAGAGATTTAACACATGATGAAAAGATGGCTTTAAGAGATAGATTAGAAGCTATGGGTGATGTGGCGGCAGTAGCTAACTTTGACAAAGCTCTATTAAACGATTTGTATGTAGATAACGACCCTGAAATTTTAGATGCGTTTGTTGAAAAGATTTATACTGATGGTTTCTTTGATGTTGATGAAATGAAAACTGAATTTAATAAACTAGATGTTGACCCTAGAAAAATGGGTGCAATGTTAGACCATTATGAAAACTCACAAAAAGATGACAATGCTAAACTTCACTTAAATAATTTAGCTTATTCTACAGGTTCAGCCTCTATTATGAAAATTGTTGAAGGTGCGTTTGGTACAATGCCTTCTGAAAGTGGCAAAGCAAAAGCATTAGCATTAGCAGAAAGTAGTGTTAGACGGCATGTATTAAGAGAAATCTATGATTTTGAAAGTGATTATTTTAAACAAAATGGAAAAAAACCAACTAATGATGAAAGAGATGCTTTCATGGAAAAATTAGAAAAATACATTACTAAACAATATAAAACAGCAGGTCAAACTCCTAAAGAATTGAAAACACAAGACTTATTAACACAAGAAGAAATTACTAAAGGGTTTGAAGAAACTGATAAATTTATAGAAGAGGAAGCACAAAAAGCAAGAGATGCTACAGTAATATCTACAAGTGATAGTGGAGAAGAAATAACATTAGGTAGTTATGTTGATACAGTGTTTAATAATTTTGATATTATTGACCCACCTAAATTAAGAAAAACAGTTATTGAAGGTATTATTTCTGAAAGTGAAAAATACAGACAACAAACATTACCTAAAATAAAAAAATACATTACAGCTATTGTTGGTGAAACAATGACTAAAGAAGTTTTTGATATGATGTCTACGGCAGATTATCAAGAGATTGTAAAAGAAGTTGCTTCAAATCTTAATATGACAACTGGTAACAAAACAGAAGACCAGAAAATCTACAAACAATTAGACGGCATATTTCAAACTTTAATAGGAGAATAATAAATGGCAAGTTTTGGTTCATTTGATACAACAGAAGAAGAAACTAATTCTATAGATACAGAATACAAAGTACCTACAGTAGCAACAACTGAAACAGATGCTTTAGAACAAATACAAACAGAAGAATTTTATAAAACATTAGCTAGTTATTACTCTTACAGAGAGAATGATAAAAAATTTAATCGTATGTCTCATGTAGATTTATTAGATTATTTCTACACTGACAGGTCTTGGAGAACAAACAACACTGTCTCTATGGGTATGGATTTGTCTAATGTTATGGGTGAAGATGACGAACAACGTCTAAAAGAATTTGCATACATATCACAAACTTATGAAAACTTACCTTCGTTTTGGAATGACCCAAATAGAAGTTTTGGAGCTTGGTTAGTAGATAATGGAGGTGCTATGATACTTGACCCTGTTAACGTAGTTGGTGCAGGTGTTGGAGGTCAAGCGGCAAAAACAGCATACAAACAAGCATTAAGAGTTACTATTAAAAATAAAATTGCAGGTGAAATTAATGAAAGAGCATTAAAAGAAACAGCTATTGCGGCACAAAAAGCGGCATTAGGCAAAGCTGTAGTAAAAGGAGGATTAACAGAAGGTGCTATTAATACAGTTATAGCAGGTGGTCAAGACGCTTTACTACAACACACAAACATAGAAGCAGGTATACAAGATAAATATAGTTATAGCAGAGGAGCTGTAGCTTCAGCCGCAGGTTTTGGTTTTGGTACAGCTTTTGGTTCTGCTTTTGCGGCAGGTGCATTTAAAATGACTAACAACTCTTTAAGAAAAAAAGGTGTTAAAAAATTATTAGAAATAGAAGCAAAAGGTCAAAGTAATATAACAGGTGCAAAATTATTTGATGAGTTAATTCCTGATAACAATACTCCATCATTAAGAAACAAACCTGCTCCTAAAAGTACAAAAGAATACATCAACAAACTTAATTCAGATAAAATAAATCCTGAAGACAAACCCCCATTAAAAAGAAACAACGCTACTAAATTACAAAAACCTAGTTCAGACCAAACTACAAGTAATGAAGGTTTAATTAAATTTACTATTGATGAAGTTACTGACCAATTAAAAAAAGGTGTAATTACACACGAACAAATGATTTCAAGAGCATCTGACAAGTTTGGTGCTGACCCTAAAAAATTAAAAGAATTTGCTGAACGAGTAGCTTACGGAGAAGAGTTTACAGAATTATACGCTACTATGGTTGCACAAGGTGATAAAATAAAAAGTAAATATGACATCATGGGTGCATTAGGTACAGAGAGTAATAGATTAGATTTAACTCCTACTGAAAAATTACAGATGATAGCTGATTTTGATAAACAAATGGCTGAAGTAAAAGAGGCATTAGAAATTAAATCAAGAATGGGTACAAACGTAGCAAGAGGTCTAACTGCAAATAATATAGACGCAGATGGTGCAAGAGCCGCAAAACTTATGGCTGACCCTGAAGACCCTAAAATGTCTAATCTTGCAAAAGGTACACCTGAACAAAAATGGGAATTTATGAATGCTGTTGGAAAACTGTCTGACAGAGACCAAATTATTAGAGCATTACAAAATGCAAGAGAAGTTGATAAATGGGATATTGCAACAGAATATGTTAACAATAACCTTCTATCCTCTCCTGATACGCACATACTTAACATTGTTTCTGGTTTAGTGCAGACACAATGGAAACCTGCAACTATGGCATTAAGAGGTGCTAATTTATTTTTAAAAGATAGAGATAGGTCAAAAGTTATTATGAGAGAAGCTCTACAAACTTATTTATATCAATACGCATTTATAGGACACGCTTTAAAAAGAGCAAGTAAATCATTTTATGAAGGTAGAGCTATTCTTGATAGTCGACAAATGAAACATGATAGCACTATGAGACAAGGACAACTTCAAGATTTGTTTGATGCTTGGGGTGAAACAATAACTGACCTTGTGGGATTAGACGGAACAAGATTAGGTAAATTAGTAACAGGTACATTTAAAGGAGCAGGTAGAGCTGTGTCCGCACCTATGAGAGTTCTTTCAGCAGGAGATGAATTTCTTAAATCTATGATGTTTAAAGCTAGAATGACATCTTTAGTAAACTCACGAATATTAAAAGAAAACCCAGAGTTTAGTGTAATGAATGATACTAACATACAAATAAATAAAAAGAATTTTACAGACATTAATTATGCAGATAAATATAAAAAAAGAGCAAAAGAAATAGAAGCTGAATATATTAGAGAAAATGGGTCAGCTATTGAAATAGATAAAACTGTTAATGCAAGATTAAACTCACCTTTATATCACGCACAAGAAGGTTCATACACACAAAATGTTGGTCAAATAAATCCAAATACAGGAGTTCTTGATGATAAATTTACTGGTTCACTTTTAAGAATTGCAACAAAACATAAATCTTTAAGATTATTAGGTCTTCACTTTGTTAACACACCTTCAAACTTATTAAGATGGTCTGCACAACATTTACCTTTTCTAGGTAGATTTCAATTTCAAATGGCTCACATGTTAGCTGAAAAAGGAATGCCTAGTGGAAAATTTAGAAGTGAAACTGCTAGAGGTTTAAATCCTTTTAGAAAAAAAGAATACCTTAACCCAGAGGCGGCGGCTGAAGCCAAAGCAAGAATACAAATGGGTTGGGCTTTGTGGGGTAGTGCCGTTTATTTAGCTATGTCTGGTAAGATAACTGGTGGTGGAGACATTAATTATAAAAAACAAAAAGATAAAGAACTTAATACAGGTGAACAACCTTATTCATATAAAACAGATGATGGAAGATATATTTCTTTAAATAGATTAGACCCTATTATGATGCCATTCTTTATAGCGGCAGATTTAATATCTTTGTTTGGTAATAGATTAAAAGATACAGATGATTTAGACCCTGCTGTAGAAAAAGATACAACAGAATTAATTATGGGTGTTGTTGCAACACTTACAAGAAATGTAACTTCTAAATTTTACACAAAAAACATTATTGAATTAGTTAATATGATGACTTCAGATGATGTAATGTTTACTAAAAAACCTGAAAGATTTGGAACACAAGTAGCTTCACAATTTATTTATAAAGCATTTCCTATGTCAGGTGGGTTAAGATATGCAGATAGAGTTAATGATGAGTGGGAAAGAGAACTTTATACATTAAGTGATAGATTACAAACTTTAAACCCACTAGATAGTAAAACAGCAGTTATGCCTAAACGTAACATGTTTGGAGAAAAGATTGATAGAAAAAATGGTTGGTTGTTTGGATTAGGTGGCGAAAGTGGTTTATGGTCTTCTCCTTTTGCTATGACTAATTTTAAAGATACAGAAACAGCTAAATTTATTAGAGAAAGAGATTTTAAATACAGACACCCACAACAAACAATTAGACTTAAAGGTGATAATACAGGTGGTATAAATTTAAAAGATGTTAGAAATAATAAAAATCAAACAGCTTACGATAGAATGTTAGAAATTAAACATGAAACTAAAGTTGATGAAGTAGGTAATATTGTCTTTGATAAGACGTATGATGGTAAACAATATACACTAGCAGAATATGTTGAAAAGATGATATTAGATAAAGAAAGTCCAATATATTTTCACCCTGAAGGTACAGTCAATGGTAAAGATGAACAAGCACAAGTAATCATAGATTTTATTCATAGAGTAGATAGATACGCAAAAAGACAAATGATGGCGGAGTTCCCAGAATTTAAGGAACGACAAAAAGCTATCTATGATAATAGAGCTAAAAAATACAACGACCATTATGAAACGCTAGAAACCCTAGCAAACAACTAAACTTACACTTTTAGTAAAACCCAATTAAAAACATAAGGAAAATCACACATGGCAAATAGTTTTGTACGTTATACAGGTAATAACAGTACAACAGCATATTCTATACCTTTTTCGTATAGAGCTACAGGAGACCTAACAGTTACTCTTGCAGGTGTAGCAACTACGGCTTTCACGTTAAACGCCGCAGGAACTACGCTTACATTTAACACTGCTCCTGCAAATGCAGTAGCTATTGAGATTAGACGTAAAACGTCACAAGGTACTAAATTAGTAGATTATGCTTCTGGTTCTGTACTTACAGAAAATGATTTAGATACAGATAGTGACCAAGCGTTCTTTATGGGTCAAGAAGCCATTGATGATGCTAATGATGTTATTAAAGTATCAAGTACAGATTTTCAATGGGACGCACAAAACAAAAGACTTACAAATGTGG